TATATGCTAACTCCCATTGCTTGGGGCAATTAGAATACATTGTGAATTGTGAATAAGATATTTTACGATCTCCTTCTTTAGGCTCGCGCTTACTAAACTCTATAAACTTTTGCATATTTCTAAATATAATAACATTTATTCAAATATACAAATTTATTTTTGGATTTGTTCAATCCTTCTGTTTAAATACCATACAGCCTTTTTAAGATCTTCTAATTCTTTATTCGGATCTTTTTTACCTGCACGAGATATATACTTAACAACATTACCTAAACAAAAGTCTAAGCCCCATGCTTCAATAACTTTAATAGCTTCATAAGTATTATCCGCGCCACCGTAATGTGTCGGATGATGTACTGATTCTCTCATTTTAATAACTTTTTAATTTCTGCATCTGTCTTACCGTAAAGTTTAAGTACAGATTCTAATTCTTTGCCATTATCCAATTCAAACCAAATGTTAATATACTCTTCAGCATCTTTTTCTGATACTTGAAAATGTTCAGCAATAAATGTTACTAGTTCATTTTCATACTTATCAGACTTCTTACCTTTAATGTATTTAGCATATATCTTTTTCTTTGGTAAAATATCTAAATACAATTGATAAACATGTTTACGATCTAATGGCCCAATTGTATATTGTTGAAACATATCAACGAACTCTATTAGATCATAACTCATGCTTAACCATCGGTTGATGATATAAGGAGAAAAAGACTTCTGATCTGCGTCTGAAAGCTTTTCCCAGGGAGTCTTCTTCTCCGTTATGTTTGATAAATGGTCAAATATTGTTGCTACCTTACTACTCATTTAGGCATAAATTCTTCGTTCACATGACCGCAGTCATCACAACGAAATGTTGGTACTGGAATGATTTGTTCTTTACCGGTAGGTGATATTAAAGCCGGTACTCGCTTAAATGCGTTTACTTCTCTAAAAAATCTACCGCCGCAGTTCTCACAAACAATGTCCGTTAAATCTTCTACTCGAAGTCTCGGAGCATTATTCGGCTGTTCCATGTTTTCTTTCTTTGCCATATTATCCTTAATATATAGATTATAAATCGTAATTAATATTTTTATCCGACTTTGTTTCTGGAATTTCAATCAATGCACATTCCGTCATTAAGATCATAGATGCTACTGATGCAGCATTTTGTAATGCAACACGTTCTACTTTCTTAGGATCGATGATTCCAGACTTATATAAGTCCTCATACTGTTCTGTATGAGCATTATATCCATATGCAATGTTTTCATTTTGCTTGATATCTCTAATCACAACCGATCCATCAGCTCCTGCATTAGCACATATCTGACGAAGTGGCTCTTCAATAGCACGTAATACAATATTGATACCAATTAGTTCATCTTCATTAGTACTCACAAATGCACTACGTTCTGCTGCTCTAATCAATGCAATTCCACCACCTGGTACAATTCCTTCGGCTATGGCAGCTCTAGTAGCACTTAACGCATCATCTACACGATCCTTTTTCTCTTTCATTTCAATCTCAGATGCAGCTCCAATTGATAGAATTGCAACACCGCCAACTAATTTTGCTAGACGTTCTTGTAACTTCTCACGTTCGTAATCAGATGTTGCTGTTTCAATTTGTCCTTTAAGACTTTCAATTCGTGCATTTATTTCATCTGAAGCTCCATATCCATTAACAAATGTAGTATCGTCTTTTGTAATTACTACTTTAGCAGCAATACCTAAATCGTCAATACTAGCATTTTCTAATTTATGTCCTAACTCTTCTGAGATAAGCGTTCCGCCTGTTAAGATTGCAATATCTTCTAACATTGATTTTCTTTTATCGCCGAAGCCCGGAGCTTTAACTGCTACAACTTTTAATCCACCTCGAACACGATTCATTACCAATGTACTTAATACTTCACCTTCAATATCCTCTGCTACAATTACTAATGGCTGACCGGTTTGTACTACCTTTTCTAAAATAGGTAAGAATGTTTTCATATTTGAAATCTTCTTATCATAGATTAAGATATAAGGCTTTTCATACATCACTTCCATTTTAGTAGTATCGGTTACAAAATATGGAGAAACATACCCACGATCGATTTGCATACCTTCTACCGTAGTTAACTCTGTTAACATGCCTTTTGCTTCTTCTACAGTGATAACACCTTCAGTACCTACTGCTGCCATTGCTTCTGCAATTAACGATCCGATAGCCTCATCATTGTTCGCTGATATAGTTGCAATTTGTTTAATCTGATCAGAGTCGCCTTCTATCTTAACTGCAATATCATCTAATGAATTTACAATAACATCAACTGCCTGATCAATTCCGCGCTTCAAATCAATTGGATTCGCGCCCGCTGTTACATTCTTTAGGCCGGCAGTTATAATAGCTTGAGCCAATACTGTTGCTGTTGTAGTACCATCACCTGCTAAATTTGCAGTTCTGCTAGCAACTTCTTTTAACATTTGTGCTCCTGCATTTGCAATTGGATCTTCTAATACAATCTCCTTTGCTACAGATACACCATCTTTAGTGATTGTCGGACTTAGTCCTGGTTTCTCAATCACGACATTACGACCTTTAGGCCCTAACGTAACTTTAACTGCATTCGCCAATGCGTCGATTCCGACTTTTAAACCATTGCGACTGTCAGCATTCATAAACACTTTCTTTGCCATAACTTGTTCCTTATTTTAATTCGTTAAGTAATTTTACAATTGTTGACATCATATGTAATTCCTTATCAACTACAAATGAATCTTGATATTGGGACTCTGCTAATATTAAAATAACAGCAGCAATATGTCCTTTAGCATATTCATCTATTTCATCAAATAGAAATTTATGAAGATTGGTAAAGTCTTTAACCTTACTATCTGCAATAAGTTGTCTAATCTCTTTAAAGGCATCTTTCTTATTAAGATCACTTTTAAGAATATCTAGCAACTTGGTCATATAATTTGCTTGGATAATACTATCATTATCTACTCGTAGTTCTTTATCAATTACTTGCCTTTGGCATGCATTTAATACACGACGAATATCTGGATAACCTGCATTAATAATAGCAACTAAATCTTTTTTATCATATGTTATAGACAATTCATCTAATATACCTGCAACACGTTTTGCTACATCTATTTTACTAGGCGGTACAATTGCAAATGCCTGACATCTACTTTGGATAGGATCGATAATCTTTTCAACATAGTTACATGTAAGAATAAATCTGGTTGTATTAGAAAATGTTTCCATTAGATTACGTAATGCAGCTTGACCATTTGCAGTCATATAATCTGCCTCATCTAATATTACAATCTTCCATTTACGAAATCCAATTGTACTTGCAAAGTTTTTAATCTTTGTCCTTACCGTATCAACATTGTTTTCATCTGATGCGTTGATATACATTACATCCGCATCGACATTGTTCGCGATAATCTTTGCCAATGTTGTCTTACCAGTACCAGCTTGTCCATAAAATAACAAGTGAGGTACATCTCCGCTTTCAATATACAATTTGACTTTTTCAACGATATGTTCATTACCTACATACCCTTCAAGGGTGCCAGGCCTGAACTTCTCTACCCATAAACTATTTTCTTGATTTCCAAACATAACTCTTTGTTATAAATATTAATTACCTGTAGAACCATATCCACCTTCTCCACGATCTGTATCTGATAGTTCATTTACCTGTTCCAATTCAATACTTGGATATGGCATGATAACTAACTGACCGATTCGATCGCCATCCTGAAATCTTTTCAGACTAGCAAAATAAGCTTTAGGTGGCATCTTATATCTAAACTTAATTTCTCCCCGATATCCGGAATCAACTACTCCTACACAATTTGCTAATATCAAATCTGTTTTTGAAACAGATGATCTAGGAAATAGTAATCCAACATACCCTTCGGGAATTTCAACGGCTATGCCAGTATTATACTCAATAAAGCCATATACATTATCAATAGTTGATGCTATCGCTGTCATATCTAGACCAGCATCTCCCGGCTTTGCATAGCTGGGAGTTACTGCTCTATCAACAAGTTTCTTAAACTTTACTTTCATATTACGCTGTTTGTAATTGTACTAAGTAATAAGTTGCTGTATATGTTTTACCGGTAAAGATTACTCGGGCTAAACCTGCTGCTGATAACTCTAATTTACCTGTATCTGCATCACGATTTGCTTGAAGAATCTCTTTGAATAGATTACTTGAAAAACATACTACTGGCATATCTTTACCTGCAGCTGACTTATCATCTGCTTCAAACTTAATACGATTTGTATTGATTGAAGAATAATTAACGATAAATTCTACCTTACCATTTTTACTTTGTACTCCAAAGTTTTCCGATTCAGGTAATGCATTCTTTGCCTTAATGAAACGATTTACAAAGTCTTTATCCATTACTACTTCTGCACTCCAATCTGGAAGTTGCTTTAATTCAGGTACTTGACGAATAACTGACATATCAGCTAACATAAATGTCATGTTAACATCTTTATCAGATACTGCAATGCTAACTGACTTTTCTGCAATTTTGTTAACACTAACATCTAAGTCTTCATTAACCGCTGAAAGCATTTTTACTAATTGTGGAGTTGCATATACGCCTAATTCATTAGTACCTAAATCTAAATTAGCAGTTACACTACCAATAACATTTTGGTCATCCGTAATAAATGACGTTTGAATTGCTCCATTATCTGCAACCCATTTAACTGATGTAGTTGCTCCGGCCAAATGATAACGACCGA